CGTGGATGTTGGCGAGTTGTAAAAGACTCGAGCGCATTCATCCGGTGGTCGGAAAGTTTGTCCGGCTTCTGGTGAACAACACCAATGGAGTTCAGACTTCTACTAGTGCACCCGGCTCTTTCTTGGCAGCGACTGTCCCGTCGCAGGTTGATGATGCAATTAAGTTTGCAGCAACGACCACTGCCAACAAGCTAACAGCGTACACTGTTAAGAGCAAGATGGAAAAGGACGCAGGAACCATGGAAGGTTTCGAGTTACTGCATGCATATTATTTGCAAGAGCAGAAGGAGTCGGCCCAGGTTGACATTCTCGAGCCGAGTGGTGTGCGTCGTTTCCAATGGATCAGCAAGAAGGGATATGACCCGGATGTGAAGCCCTCGATGGTTCCATTTATGGATCCAATCATCGATGGTGCCTTTGCTCCCGACCGTTGTTATGCAAACGACGAACGAGCGGTCCAGAAACGAATTGAGGCCTTGCGCAAAGAACCCCAGACATTGGGAGTGTTCGAGAGCAAGGTCATGGACGAGTATGTGCAACTCTTCTGGGGATTTAAGCGCTGGCAAGAGGTCCCCATGGAAAATGAGGACGTCTACGACAGACAACCCCGGAAGAGCCAACGACGCATCTTGGATGAAGCCCAACATGGGAATCCCACTGACCTCTGCAAGCAGATGTCGAAAGGTGAGGCATATCCCAATGTAAATGATCCCCGAGTGATATCGATGATCAATGGGCCAGACAAGATGGCGTTTTCCGCATTCTCTTATGTGGTTGCGGAAAGACAGAAGAAGCACCCGTGGTATGCGTTTGGGAAGACACCCGAACAAGTTGCCACGAGAGTTGCTGAACTTTGTTCCCGCGCAAAGCTAGCAGCCATGACGGACTGCAGCCGCATGGATGGAAATTACGATGAAAGGGCGAATGAGCTCCATCGCCGCATTTTCGGATACGGTTTCCTCCCCATGTACCACGCCCAATTGTTCGAACTGATGAACCGCATGATCGACATGCGCTCCATTACCACTTTCGGATACAAGTCAACGACAGGACAAGCTGAAGCCTCAGGCAAAGCCTCAACTGCCGTAGACAATTCCAATTTGAACGCCTTCATGGCGTTCTTGGGATACCGAAAGACGGTGAACCCTTGGACCCGCACGTACTACACGATGTACGAGGCGTGGGACAAGCTGGGAATTTATGGAGGAGACGACGGTCTGAGCACAGATTTCTCGAAAGAGATGATGTTGGCAGCAGCCGAGTCTATGGGACAGGTGTTGAAGTTGGAGGAACTGAAACGCGGGCAACGCGGAATCATGTTCCTGGCCAGACGTTATGGGCCCGACGTTTGGTACGGTGATCCCACATCTACGTGTGATCTACCACGACAGTTGTCGAAATTCCACGTGACAACGTGCTTACCCAGCAACATCACCCGCGAGCAAAAGCTTTGTGAAAAGGCTTTTGCTTTTTACCTGACTGACAAGAACACTCCAGTAATTGGACCGTTCGTGAGACGTGTGAAGGAACTGTTCCCTGAATTGTTCCCCTATTTCAAGAACGAGACCGGACTCTGGCTGACTACGATGGATTCTGCGCACCAGTATCCCAACGAGTATGCCGGATGGATGGAGGACGACGCAGACAGAACCATACAGGAGTTCGACAGGAAGAGCTTTGCAGCGTGGTTGCGTGGTGCAGATCGCAGGACGATCTTCCACGTGATGCAATGCGCTCCACCCATCGAACCAGTGGTAAAGTCCGATTCATGTGTCGTTGATGGCGATGAGGTTACATCTCGTGTCCCCGTCATCATCATGGAAGTCCCCAAGGACAGGGCGCCCACCCGGAAGCAAGCGCGACCGAGGAAGCCCAAGGGAGAACGTAGCGGTTCTCCAAAGATCCGACTTACGTTGAAAACACCCGTGCAAGGTAGCGAGTAAACGAATCGCCGGTGAGGCCTGAGAGCCTTGGATAATACCGATTTGAAAATATCCCCCTTTGTTAGGC